TGGCTACGGGAGTTTTTACTTCTTCTTTGACTTCTTTTGCCATGTTGCTCCTTAGTAGCTGTAAGATGTGCGGTTATCCCACGTTTTAGTAAATGTTGTTACGTCATCCGCATATGACATATGTCCTGCCGACTTGTTGTATCGCTTTATTTGCCAAGAGCCAGCAGATGTAGCTGTTCCGGGCGTAGCTTTTCCCAAATAGACAAGATTAACGTCAGTTGTGGTGTCTACAAATGATTCGTAGGTTGATGTTTCCCCGGCTTCGACAGATATTTTGCCGTCTGCTGTAAGTACCGGGAATGCTGGCATGCCTGATTGGTCTTTGTATGGTGTAGCCAATCCACCGCCACCGCCAGAAGATACAGGCTTTTGTAGTATGTCCTTAAGTAGTTTGTTAGATTTCTTAAGTAGCTCTTCGACATCCTTGTTATCCGTCTTGTACTCGGGTATTACAATGTCTTTGACCGCCTTAACTACGTCTTTTATAGAGTTTTGTAGAGGCTTAAGATCGGGAGCTTCTACATTGACGTTTGTTTCCGGTATGTTCACGATCGGGGCTTCTGCTACTAGCTTTTGGGCCTTGACTACTTTCTCGACTGCTTGAACTGCTTTTGTTAAGCCATCGAATTGTTTAGAGTAGTCGGTTTCCTTATGTTCAGGGATGTTTATTTCTTTAGGGAGTTGCTTAGCTTGATCTAAAATATCCCTCATAACCCCCGTGATCTCTGTAAGATCAGTATTCTCGTGGGTCTTGAGGGTGTCGTGTAAGGCTTCTACTGCTGTAACAACTTTAAGTGCATCTGGTGTACCGATTTCTTGTAGTTGATTAACTACTGCTGTTTTGCTTACTCGGTTGTCTAAGTAGTCTATAAGGTGATTGAACGACTGAGCTATGACTTCTTGCGTCTTAAGCGATTGGATCTGATTCTCTTCATGCTTAATAGATGAGAGTTCTAACTCCTGCTTTTTTTCAAGCGCCGCCTTGAAGCTATCAAAGCCGTCCATGATCTACCTGTAAGAAACCGTTAGTTTGCTTGCGCCAGCGGTAACAATAGTTAGTCCAGTAGTAAACGAAACATTAAATTCGTATGTTCCCTCTGCTATGGAAGCTTTGAGTACAGCAATAACAGTTCCAGAGCCAGCCGTGTTATCATATACGGTAATTGTTGCGGCTGCGGTTTCACCAATGGTTATTGCTTTTAATACTCCAACGCCGGACTTTACAGTTGTAGTGGTGGCGGTGCTGATGTACTGGTGTAAGTAAGGCGAGTCTGCCATTATTTATCCTTTCTTAGTGTCTAGCCCCTTTATGCCTTTACAGTCATGCTTATTGCCCTGTAATCGGTGGCGTAGGGGCTATGTTTGTTATTTAAGCTTCGCGGGTAGCTGTGCCAAGAATCTTGGCTACTTGCCAACCGTTAGTGCCGTCAGCAACTAGGACTACAAATGAGCCTGCTGGTTGGTTAGTGAAGATTAGGTCTTTGTTGTCTGCGCTAGTGAAGCCGTTACCCATGATCTTGTCGGCTGCTGCTGGGCTAACTGTAACAGTTATGCCCTCTGCGCCTACTCGGATTGGGTAAGTAGTGCTTGCAACAGTAGCGGGTAGAGTTATGGTGCAAGTAGCAGTAACGTTTTGAACGATACCGCCATCACCCTCGTCTAGAGTTTTGTTGCCTGTTACAGCTTCAAACTCACCGTGACCAAAGCCATCTAGGTTTACTGATGCCATAGTTATTTACCTTTCTTTTGTTCTATCGGTTTTGCTTCGGCTAGTCGCGCCTTTGATTCCTCAAATTTGCGCTTTTCCTCTTGCTCTTGAATTCGTCGGCGCGTGATATATGCAGCGTCCGCTTTTACTTCTTCGAGCCAGTTGAGTTTATTTGCCATAGGTTAACCTTTCTTAATTGATGTTAGGCGGTTTTGTGAATCGCGATGCAGTTCACTTTGTTGGTGTCAACAAAAGCGTCATAGCGGTGTCGATACTCAAGTAGGTCGCCACTGATGCCTGGGGCATTGTTGTGCAAGGTGTAGTCAACTAATTTCTCAGGGGCTACACATGCAACAGGGTGAGAGATGATCAGGTCGGTGTTAGCGGGCATGCGGCTTGATGGGACAATAACGATTTTTACGTTATCAACAGTTCCCAAGTCGCCACTCTTCAAATCACCGTAAGCCTTATCGCTAGCTAGTACAAATCCTGATTGCTTTAGGAAGTTGTAGTATGTAGCGGTCATAGCTGCAACGCGTCCCTCTTCGGGAGCTTCGTTGTTGCTGATGTCGGCAGTTAGTAATAGGAAGTTGGTGTATGCGTTAGATGCGCTAGTTGCGCTGTCTGCTGCGATGTCATCTCGGTTAGCTACTTCACCTGCTGTGGTGATAGCTTGGAAGACGTAAGTGTCAATTTCAGGTACAAGTACGTTCTTAGTAGCTTGTGCAAGAAACTTGGCAGGCTTACGAACCATTTGAGTATCTTGGTAGTTCTTTTTGTCGATGGTCTTTGTCCATGATCGGTCACGAGTAAGTGTCCATGTCTGGATAGTATCTTCGACTTCGGTTGGGTTACCGTAACGATTAGCACCGTTAGCGGTGTAGTTACCCATTGTTGGATCGGTTAGAGTGTAAACGTTGATCGCATTAACACCGTCCCAAGACCAGTCTTGGTTAGTGAATGCTTGGCTCTTTCGGCGTGCTTTTAGCAGTTCTGAGGTTTTAGTCTCGTACTTGCTAGCTAAGTTAATAGCCATAGCTTTGTCCTTTCGTTATGGACTCTACCAACGGTTTGCTTCCTCATCGAATGCGTCTAGGTCTGGATCAGACTTAGTTTGCTTTGGCGCTCGTGAGGGAGGTGTCTGTGTTCGAGCAGTTGTCTTAGATTTGTCTTTGATTTGCTGTCTTGCACCAACACCTGTGAGCCGTTTAATAGAGTCGGCTTTATCTTGTAAGTATTGATACACATCGCCTTTTACTTCGACAGGGTCGCCGTTCTGGTCGTAGCGGACATACATGCGCTCAAAATCATCTAATGACTTGGCTAGTTCCTCTTTGACTTCTGGCGAGCCTTTGGTGAATAAGTCGATATTGGCAACGGCTTTATCTATACCGTTTTGCAACTTATTAGAGTTGCTTTCGATCTTATTGTTATAGGCGTCTATTTGGAGTTGACGAAGTGCAAGGTCTTTTTCATCTTCTGCGGCTTCGAGGTATTCCTGCTGTGCCTCTGCCTTTGCTTTTTCGCGAGCTTCACGCTCAGCTATTCGTCGTTGTGCCATTTCAGCGTTGTGGCGTTTTATTTCCTCTTCGCTTGGCCCATCCTCTGAGGCTGTGTCTTCCTCTTCGGCTTCCTTTGAGTCCTCAGATTCTTCTAAATCTTTGTCCTCGACATCCTCTTCTGATTCTTCCTCTGATTCAGCGGGTTCGGTGTCCTCATTCTCGGATTTGCTGTCGTCGGACTCTTCTGTTTCTTCGCCGTCCTCGAAAGATATATCCATATCTTCTAGGTCGACATCTGTGTCCTGAGTTTCCTCATTAGTTGATGTATCGTCGACTGATGTATCGACTTGGTCTGTTGTGTCAGACATTTATCTCCCTTTCGTTACTCTGCCGTTCTTTAGGTGGCGAACCTCAGCAGTAAGATGCGAGCTTGGGGCTAGGGGTAACCCTTTTGAGGCCTCGGTTTTTGGAGGCCTCAAAACGACTACCGCTTAAATGCTTGATGAAACGGGTGTCCTGCACCCTCGCATGACATGACCTTTCCTCTATCAATCCATCTGTGATTCTGTGGTTTCAGGTTGTTAATATCCGCAACAAACTCAGCCGTAGCCTTAAGCTGTTCTAGTATTTCCTCTCGGCTTAGGCCGTTCTGCTCTTCTTGCAGTCTTTGGCGGTATTCCTTATATGATTCAGTCATTTTTGAACCCCGGCACTCTTAATGCGTTGCCTATGCTTCGCTCGACATTCTGCAATCTCTGATCTGCTAGTCTTAGCCCTAAAACAGTAGCTTTGACATCTTCTGGCGACATTTCTAGGTGGATTAGGTTACCTAGCTCTTTGGCGATGTTTTCTCGTTCTTCTGCCAGTTTGTTTAGGATTGTTTCTACTGCTGGCTTGAGTTCGTTCTTAGCAACTCTCTTTTTGCTAGCACGTTCTTTTTTAGCTTCTACTTGCTTAGCGAAGCTAGCACTTGTAATGCCTGTGTATAAAATCCCGTCTGATCTACCCTTGCTCATTTACTGCTCCTACATTTCTTTGTAGCCCAGCGACTACTTCTTCTGGTGAAAAGCCTTGTCGTTCTGCTTCAAGCATTGCTGCGGCTGTGTTCTCGTCTACTCCGTATTCCTGCATGACAGCGTTTAGGTTAGCTTCAATAGTGCTGTCGTCTAGTTCTTCTTGTTCGGGCTGGCCAGGCTGTTCTAGCTCTTCCATACCGGGCATACCTTGTTGCATCATTGCCTCTTGATCCATAGCTTCTTGATCTTCGGGGCTAATATCTTCTAAGATTTTGTCGTTATCGGTTGTAAGGGCGATGATCTCTGAGTACATTTCGCCGTCATTGATTCTCTTACCTGACATTGCTAGCTTTTGGTCAAACATAGGATCGGTAGCTCTGAACTCTGCAACTTTAAGCAACCCCTCTAAACGTTTTTCGTCATCCTTAGCCTTGTCTTGTTCGGCGTCTACTTCAAAGTCAAACTCAGCTCTAGCTTCGTCCCATACAATCTCGATCTCGTTTGATGGATTGCCCTCTTCGTCTAACGGGAATTCGATACCAGCTTTGGCTAGGATTTCGCGCTCTTCGTCGGATAGTTTCATTAGATCGCTACCCTGCATGTTGGCAAAGTGGGTGTTAATCATAGACTTAGCAACAGCCTCATAGGTCATGTAGGTGTTGTCCTTAAAGTCCTCATCGTCAATAGAAAGCATTGCGGCGGCTTGCTTAACGCCTGCTGGGGTTTTAGATGCTAATGGATCGCCTGCTCCGGCAGATACCGATGTATCGCCCATAGGCAGTAGTTGGTTAAGAGACTGCTTGTACATTTGGATTCGTTCAGGCAGTTGGGCGTAAATCTGATTACTAATCTCTTCTCGCTTGACTGTTGCGTTGCCAATTAGCCACTGTTGGTCTTGGGCGTAAACAATAGAATCTAGATCGGCTGAATCTGTGTCGCCTCCGATAGATACTGGTGGTCTAAAGCCTAGCTGTGTTGCTAGTACGTCAGCTTGTCGCATGTAGTCTAGGACGTTTTGAGTACCGCCAGCGAGCTTAACAATGCCAATACCATAAGGATTGATGAAGTCTTGGTAACAATACAAGAAGTGAATAGGCACATCGCCAGTAGGATCGGGGTTTGTCCACTCTCTAACGGTTTGTTTTGTTCCCTCGTGGTACATGTAAAATGGTGCGTTCTTGCCACGCTGTACAACAATACAAAAATGAAAACCACCCTTTTCGATAGACTTGTCTTGTCTAGCTCGGTGGTCGTCTTGTGAGGTTCTATCCTCGGTCATCTTGCCTGATAAGATTTGCTCTAAGGCTTCAATGTTCCACTTGTTGTATGTTTCTTCGTCGTTCTCAGCCTGTTTCTTTTCTTCTTTGGCTTGCTCTAGCATTTCCTCTAGTTGCAGTTTGGTGTAATAAACATCCCAAAACATAACGTCGCTGTCATAGTCAGATACTTTGCCCGGCTCAAGTGTTACGTCTTGAGGCTGAGCAACAATAAAGTCTGCGCCCGTGTAATCACCACGTTCTACAAACAAAGTGATTATAGGGACTGAGCCATAGATAGCGGCTTTTCTAACTGCGTCTTTCCACTTACGGTGAAATGGTGCTTGTGAGTTAGCATTAGGGATTATGTTCTTTTCCCATTGAATGTTAGCCAGCTCGGTAAGCCAAGCGTCGTCACGGTTCTTAGCTGTGCAGCGACCCTTTAGCTTTGAATTGATAATTCTCTTAGGTAGTTTAAATAAACTAGCTGATAGGCTACCATCGTTGACTTCTGGTAGGCTCTCGTCTAGGTTTGCTATTAAATCGTTATCAGCAAGTCGCTCGAACTCGTGATAGTCTTTTCGCCATAATTTAGATTCAGACTTTGCTTTGCTATAAAGCTGCTGAATCTCGTTCTTATCTGTAAGGAGTGCCATGCGCCTACTGCTGAACAGTATGGCGGCGCATTGACTGTCGTTATATTAATATTATACCACTAAACGGGAATCTACTTAATCTTTTCTTTCCTTATAATCCATGTTTTCTGAATGATAGCTGGAGAGCCTGATCGGTCTTTGGTTATCCTAATTACTAGCTCCGGGGTGTCTGACTTAAGCACATCTAGGCATTTAATAACGTCTGATAGTAGCGTGCTGTATGATGTCTGAACATCTTGGCGTACCTGTTCTTTTACGGTGTTTAGCCCCTCAAAATAGCCCTCTGTGCGAATATTAATAGAGCCGTCATCGTTTGGCGTTTCTATTATCTTCTGTCCGTGTGTGATCTTCATTGCTTTACTTTTACTTCCATAGCATTCAAGGGAGTTATGTACAGTAAGTTATCTGATTGATACATCTTTTGCATGTCTGGATCGTCTTGCAACATATCGTACTGGTCTTTGGTCATTAGTAGCTGATCGGGTAGTGGTGCAAGTATGATGCGTTGAGTATCTTTGACTGCGCTAAGTATTGCTTGTTTAAGCATAAGCCCTGTTTCTTTTGCATCGGTTATGTCTAGAACTTTAGTCATTGTTGCCTCCTATATGTGTAGCTTTAATCGTGGTTTATTCTTTTGCTTTCTAGGCTCTGGCTTCTTGAATGCCATTAGCGCATAGCGAAGCATGTCATAGTCGTGATCGTCAGCTTCGGTGTCTACGTCATCGACTCTGTGGTTGTCGTATGGTAGTGATGGAAGTGTGCGGATAATACTTAAGCATGTGCTAAAGAATTGCATTCTAGGTTTGCCGTCTGTGGCTATTGCAAGTTTGTCGTGTACTACTGCAAGTCCGGCCAGTCGATCGTTGTTAGCTGGCATCCAGTTAACGCCCTCGGCTGAAAACATCTCTGCAATAGATTTGCCTGTATTGTGATCTCCTGCACCTTTCCATATAGATGGATCGGCTAGGCCATAGGATATATCCTCGCCTGCTTCAAACTGCTTAATGTTACGAGCTTTAGTAGCGACATCAACAAAGTCCTCAGTCCTATATTCTCTATACATGTATATGCGTTCGCTAGCTGGATCGCGGGCAAACCAGCCAACAGAGTTTTTGTTGCCGTAGTCCATAGCTCTCCATCGTTGCCAATGTGTAGGTATCTCGAAAGGATCAACAACGTGTATATCGCGCCTAAACTCTTTAAAGACCTGTCCTGCAAATACATCCCAATCACCATCTCTTAGTGCGCGTCTTAGTTGCTCGTCGTTAATGGCAGATAGTTTGCGCTTATAATCTTCTCTAAACTTCTCAATCGGGTGATCGTCTACTTTTGCCGGGATAAACACTCTAGTTACAGTTGCACCATCGTCTAAGGTTGTAGTTGATACTGTTTCGGCTGGTACTGGATCAATATAGCGTGACTTAACCCATCCATGCCCTATGCCGCCGGGGTTTGTTCCTGCAATAAACATAACCGGCCAGTCAGGGTTTGATGTTCTGTTTCTTGTTAATAGATACTCAATCCACGGTTGAGGGAATTGCGTTAGCTCATCTACTGCTATAATTGGCATTTCCGCGCCCTGATAGCGGTATATGTCGTTGTCGTTGTCTAAGTAGTTGAGTATAAGCTCTGAGCCGTTGCTTAATACAAACTTGCGATCCTGCCCTTTCCATTCCATGTGTCCAGCTCTAATGTATGCGCCATACTGCTTTTGTATCTCAGGGATTATAGTTGCTTTAAGTTCTGGTATAGTGCGCCTAAAGAAGTTAATGGGTATGCCCGGGTTCTCTAATGCTAGTGTGCCACCCTCTGCAACAATAGCGGCAGTTTTGCCACCGCCAGCAGCACCGCCGTATAACTTCTCGTCTGCTACGGCTTTATGAAAGGCTGTTTGCCTTTCTGATGCTGTGTAGTCGGGTACTTTAATCTGCATCTTTGTCTGGCCTCGGTACATCATTAATAAAAGTAACGTCGCCTTTAATGTTTTGATCTACTTCGCTCTTCTCTACATATCCATGCTTGGCTAACATAAGTTTTGTAATAGATGCGTTGTACTCACCTTTTAAGCCTTTATTTATTAGTTTGTTCTCTTGAGTTGATAGTATTTTCTTCAACATGTCGGAAAATACTTTTTTATCTTCTTGCTTTGCCCAATCATAAAGAGTGTCCCTGTTAAGGTCTAGCACTATGGATAACCCAGCTACACTAGGGACTGTATCACCGTATTTATCATGGTTTTTAATATAGTCGGAAGTAATGTTTATTATTTCCTCGGAGTATACTGTTGGTCTACCTGCTTTAGCCATCTAAGTAATCTCCTAGATATTTAATAGGGTCGTCTGCTATTACCATTTGTTGTAGGTGATGATGCCACGTTCCGTAATCTGGGTCTTGCCATAGAGCTTTAGCAAATTGTGAACTAAAGATAATATTCTCAACATCAAATTCTTTTAAACGTTCTAGGCTTTTGAACTTTTGCACTCCGTACCCGTCACGCCAAGTGGTAATCTTTTCATGCTCCCACCCATTATCAATAGCTTTCTGTATAGCCTTTTCTAGTATCTGTTGATTAGTTGGCTTTTCTTTTTTAACCAATGCGCCTAAGTCCATTACTCTTGCTCCCATCGTATTCTGTTCCAGTTCATCTCTACTTCAAGTGTTGGGCTAATGTCAGTAAGAGCTTGACTACCTATGTGTCTAGCAAGGCGTTCGGCTTCTTCTTGTTCAGCTTCTTCAGCTAATCGCCTTAGTGCTTCTTCTCCTGCTCCTGATTCCCTCATACTGCCCGCCTTTGTATTCTCATTCCGAAACGGTAGCCACGCTTTGTATATAGTCTGTTTATAAAACGTTTGCGACGGCGCTCTCTATTTAATCCGAAACCGGGCTTAATAACTTTTGGCTTTAATAGCTCTTTAGTTTTTTGTTGATCCTCTTTGTAGCTCATAAAAGTTCCCCTATTCTTTTATAATTAAGGCCTGTTACTACTTCGTCATTTATAACCGTTACCGGGACTACTAGGCTTCCTGTGAGTTTTAGTACCTTGTCGGCATGTACCTTGTGTTTGATGTCGAGGATTTTATAAGGCACTCCTTTGTGATCAAGAAACTTCTTAAGTGAGAGGCAAGGCCCGCACGTTTCAGATGAGTACACTGTTACAGGCTTAACTAAAACCATTTCCTACCTCTTTTCCATGTAGGAGCTTTTTCTATGTGATAAGTCCTAACGTATTTATTCTTCTTAGGCTGGTCGTCATAAAATAGATCAGGCGTGTCTGGTTTGGGTAATTTAACTACTGGCACTTTGTTTTTCTTGTTGATCAGATTCACTATTTAGCCTCTCTTACTATTAATATGTTTCGCCGTTCAGCTCCGTATAATTCAGATTCGTTAGTACAAACAAGCTCGCAATCGTGAAATTGGACAGAATCGCCTGGCTTGCAATCTAAAATGAATTGTTCCATTTTGCTAAAGCTGTACTCCGGCTCGGTTATGCAAACATAGCAATCACGGCTTGTGTACTGGTTGTCGTGCTGCTTACAGTAGTTCATGCTTCAATACCTCGACACTCATTTCGTAGCACTCTTTGTGGCAATGCCTTAATACACCAGTGTCTAGCATGTAAAACAAATGACCGTCTATGTTCTCGGTTATGTATCTATTGCAGAAGTAGCAGATCATCTTGTCCCCATTACTATTACCTGTATTCACGGATGCACAACAGGGGCAGTATGGAGGATGTTGTGCGATATAAGAGCTGCACATTTTGGTTAGATCTTCGGCCTTATAAGTGGAGGGTAGTCGAACTTATAAAAAAGAAATAACTAGACAGCACATAATTTAAGGTACGACTGCCCCTTGAATGAAAGCCGAGCGCTGGTGGGTGCGCCCGTGAATAAAGATAAATTGTTAGATTACGACGTTAATTTTGAGTTGGAAAGCTTATGTATATTATAACATTTTCAAGCGTTAGCAACTTGTGAAATAGGCCAAAAAAGGACGTTTTATGGATCGCTTCATTTCTCTAGTTCCTTAAATTCGCCTAACGGTTTAAAGCATTTACTAAACCTAATCTTACCTTTATCGTCTGTCCATATTCTTTGCCAATGTTCTCGGTTTTCATCTACTTCTTTACAACTAGGACAGATAGGTAGCTTTGCTTTTTTTCGAGCTTTTTTACTTATTCCTTTATTCATTTCTCTAGTTCCTTAAAATCTTCTGTTATTCTACCAGCACTATCTACTTTTATATATCCTGCTTTTTCTAATAGTTCAGAAGCATCCTCGCCAGCGTTCATAAAATGATGTCCGTCACCGCAATACTGAACATACATCCAGTAAAGAGCGTCTAAAATGTCTTTATTTGCCTCTTTTACTTTATTGTTAATGTAGGATTCAAGTTGTTGGGTGAGTTCGTCATGACCTTGTTGTGTTAGTTTTACCCAGTTGTTAGCTGGCGGTAGTATTTTATGTAACTCTTTAGTAGTGTCTGGCTGGCTCATTTCATTAACTCTTTCAGCTTATTTTCTTGGTTGGTTTGTATCTCATGTATCATTCTAGGTAGTCGCTCACGTTCATAATCATCTGCAAAAGCAATAGCTTGTCCTAAAGGTCAGACCCTATCGGAAGGAGTTGACCGAGCAATTGAAAAGCATCCTATTGCTGTACCTCTAGCGATTGGATATACGGCAGCTCACTTATGCAACTTGCTTCCCCCTAAATTAGACTTATTCCACCAAGTTACGGAGATGCGTATGCAATAAGTTAGATAATTCACATCTCCTAGTAACTCATAGCGTTAGTACCTTAACCCCACCTAAAGACTTACTCCTCTTTCCACTCAGACTCCCTACACTCCTTTCCTGTGTAAACACAAAAACGACCCACACTTCCAGGCAAACGCTGAACCTGTTACTAGGAGTTATGAGTTATTTACTTCTCCTTAGATGTGGATTTAAGTTCAGCTAGTCGCTCTGATATTACTGCGTTAAACAGTCCGTAGCTTTGTACAATTCCGTCAGTTCTTACTACTTCACTTTCCAAAAGTAATTTCTCTAACTCATCTATCCTTGCCTCTTTTACTTTATTGTTAATGTAGGATTCAAGGGCTTGGGCGGCTTCCTCGACAATATCCTCTTGAAGCGTATCGCCCTCTTGTGTCTGCCCCATAATTACAAAAATGATGTCCTCTACCTTACTAGATATGTCATTCATGGTTCTAGCTCCTTCTCTGATTGAATTGACTTTAGGCTCATCAAGTTGGTTATTTCAACCTTTTGTCCATGTTCTTCAAGTAGACCAAAGCCTTGTTTGAGCTGTCTACGATAGCGTAGTTTCAGATATAGGAGTTTTAGTTTACTCATTTAAGCTCTCCTTAAGATTGGTTAATCTGTCGTGTAAATAATGGTATGTGTCGGCATAGTCAGTCTTATTTACGTCCATACGGTTTATAGTTTTTTCAAGCTCGTCTATCTTACTTCTAGTGATTAACTGGTTAAGCTGTTCGGCTAAGTCTTGGGCGAATTTCTCAGTGGGTATTACAGACTGGTCGCCCTCATCTTCAAGGACAACGTGTAAGTTGTCGCCCATAAATATCATTATCCTGTCCTTAATAGTAGTGTCTGGCTGGCTCATTTCATTAACTCTTTCAGCTTGTTACGTTGGTCTTTTCTAAGATTATTCTGGTTGAGGGTTCTTTGGATATGATATTTTACTGCATCACTATCTGTAATTAGCTCGTGGGTTCTAGTTACTGGGTCAAATACTCCCATTTCGCCAACTGGAGGCAACTCATCCTCACCTATTACACTTAACATTAGTTCGTATAGGGCAGATTTAGCTTGGGCTACTTGGTCTACTGGTGCTGTGTCTGGGTTGCCAGTCAGCTCATTCAACAAGTCATCTATATTTGTGTCGCTCATAACCACCACCGATTGTCCCTTTCTTCTGGTTTACCAGTTATCTTCTCTCTAATTTCTTCTAAACGTTTATTGACTGCAAAAGCTTGTTTAGCTTCTTCTCTCCTAGACTGATTAACTAGGGATTGGGTGTCTATGTTTGGGCCTATAATTTCCATAATCTTATCTATTAAGAGTGTTCTCTGAGCAGGGTTTAGTTCTGGTAGCCACAGCTTAATCCAGTCAGTCATATATAACTTCTTCCAAATCGAGCATAAGTGCCTCAAGCTCCAAGTCGGCCACTAAAAAGCCATCTTCATTACCAAACTTATATCTAAAGGCTTGTAGACACTTTTTGCCCCATGTTCTAACTTCTGTTTCAGGTGAGGCGCATTCTATATGTTCACCAACAGTAAAAGGTAAACGTAGACTTCTTTGTACTGCGTACTTAGCTAAAGCTCGGTCTGCTTCTCTAGGAGGTTCTATCTGTCCTAAAACTTCTAAAATCTCTTGGTGTTCGTCTAGTGGTTGAGAGGCTACCTCTATTGGTGTAGCCCTCATTATTTCGTTCCTAGCTTCAATCATGGCTTTTCTCTTATTAAATCCATGAGTTCAGTCTTGCCAATACGTCTAAACATTTCCTGCACGTTGCTTTTTATTCGTTCTTGAGTGCCGTAATCCTCAACGTATGTTTTAATGGTTGCTTCAACGTACTTGCCTAGTGCCTCGGTAATCTTGTTGCCAAAATCGTCCATCAGCTTTTCGCCATACTGGGCTGCAATATTGTGTGCCAAGATGTCAGCGAAACCATTAGTTTTTAGTGTGTCTATTAAGATTTGCTCTAAATCACTCATACTTAATCCCCATAATATGGCGGTTGGCCAAATGGCACACCGAACTCTGGTAGTTGTCGTCCTGCCAGTATTCGTGCCTTTTCGGCCTCTACATCGCCAGTTAATTCTCGGTCTATGATTTCTCTTTGACGTTCTATTTCACATAGTCGAGCTACTTCTGCGCTATCAAACTCAATAGTAGGTTGTTCGTCTGGTGAAAGCACTCGTTCGTCTGGTGCTAATGCACCTTCTAAAGCTGGTCTGCCGTACCGTTCAGGAGTGACAAGCCGTTCTGCTAAAACGTGCAGATGGTATCGTTGTTCGTGTTTCATGCTTCTTGCTCCATTAAAAGGTAATCTTCTAGCGGTATTCCAAAGGCGTTAGCTTGACATAAATCAGCGTTGCCCTGTTTACCGATTTTAGGTTCTACCCATTCAATAAATTCTCTATCAGAACTTGCGTCTTTCATGTGCATACAGTATTCGGTCTGGCCTGTGTCCATGAAGTTCTTGACCTCGTAGAGCTTAGTCCCTTTAATCCCAGTGTTTATATGTTTAGCGCCTAGCATTTTAAGCAGTCTGTCTGGTCTTAACATTGATATGGCTGCTGCTCGTTGGTCTGCATTACCAATCTTAAGCGTTTGCTCTGCCGTTAGTTCTTTGTTGATGATTTGGTTGTATAGTTCTTCTTCAAACTGGACTCCTCTTAAAAAGTAGTAGCCTGTTCCGTCTTTCCACTCAACTGCTTTGCCGTGGTCGTAATGTAGTCTTTCGCCTTGCATTATCATCCTGGGGATTGGAGCAAGAATCAGTTTTTCTTTCATCGGAAAATATATTCCAAGACCGTTTTCCAACGCCTTAAACATTTCCATTTCTATTTGGACAAATTTCTGTACTTCAGGGTCATCTGGTAGGGCATATAATGCTCCGACAGTATTAGCTGCGCCCCTAGCTGCGTCCCTAGCTGCGCCCCTAGCTGCGTCCCTAGCTGCGTCCCAAGCTGCGCCCCTAGCTGCGTCCCAAGCTGCGCCCCTAGCTGCGCCCCAAGCTGCGTCCCTAGCTGCGCCCCAAGCTGCGCCCCTAGCTGCGTCCCTAGCTGCGTCCCAAGCTGCGCCCCAAGCTGCGCCCCTAGCTGCGTCCCTAGCTGCGTCCCAAGCTGCGCCCCTAGCTGCGCCCCAAGCTGCGTCCCTAGCTGCGTCCCAATTTTCGGCTATTTCTATTTTGGGAGCTTCTAGGCCGAGTAGTTCATATTGCTTTGAGACGTGTTCTATTACTTTAGATTCGTTCCAATAAGGCTCGTCATAGTTTATAGCCTCAAGACGTTTTAGAAGTGATTTAACTTCTGTACTGGCATTAGTCAAAGACACGGCTTATTACTCCTTCCCACGGGTTGTACTCCGTTTTGTAAACTACCTTGTATTTGCCAGGTGCTACGTGTAGAGTTTTGTGTTTATCTACTGATTTCTTATGGACTAATTTAGCTGGTTCAAATAGTTCTATTACAAATCGTTTGTCTGTTTCGCTAACCTTAAAAGGTGTTTTTGACTCTAGTACATGGTGATGACCAGTTTCCGAGTGTCCCACTATGTATGTAGTAGCTTCTTTGCCTCTAAAGTTTTTGCTTATTGGCACAAGCATAACTTCGCCATGTCTTATACATTTATTCATTATATCTCCTTACTTATTTTTAATACCAGTACATAAACAAACCGATAAACCAACCAACAGATATAGCTGATATAAGCCCTACAAATAACCAAAATGCTAATACCAGATGTGCGATAGATATATGGCTTTTTTGGTCTAATGTCTTGATATGCTTCTCGCCAGTCACCCATTTGTACATAATTTTTCCTTATCATATTATTTGCTCTATTTCGTTATTTCTTACGATCGTAAGCATTCGCTCCGTGTCGCTATCTTTCAGGTCAATTAAGATTCTTTTGTTTGGTAGCATTCGGACTATTCTGTAATCCCCTGCTTCAATCCAAGTACCTGATCCGGTAGTTCTGAAAGGCTGATCTTTAATTACTACTTTTAACATCACATTTCCTCTATGCTTCTGCTTCCCTTTTCGTTGTTGCATGCCCAGCAACAGGGAGCTAAATTTGTTAATTCGTACCGTAGTTCTGGTGCGCGTGTCCTGCTTTTTATGTGATCCAGGGTTGTTTCACGCCTAGAGATCGTTTTGTAGCAGATATAGCAGGAGTAATAGTCGCGCTCGTTTTTCTTAAACCATTTGCGCTTAGTGCTTTGCCACTTGCGATGGTGTTTGCCGTTTCGCTTGAGATGTCTAGTAGGTGTAGCCGGGCGTTGCTTTTTCTTAAAGCAAAATGCCGGGTAGTGTCCTTTTTGGTCGCATATCTGACAGTGAGGCACTTTAGTCTTCACATCGACACCTTATGATTGATCTCGGCTTGTCTGGCTTGATCGGTCGGTGACATTTAATGCAGATCCTCTCAATCACGTTGGCCTAAGTATGTATAGTTGTAAACTCCGGGCTTTTCGTACATCGCAATAATTACATGTCCGTCTTTGCGTAGTTCTGAAATCCGCATTGTGTAGTTGTAAGCTATTTTGTTAAGTGTGAGGGTTGTTGCGTTACCTGAGACTAAAAGCTCTAGTATCTTCTCTCTTTGAGATTTCTGTCGCTTTTTCTCTTTTACAAGATCAGGCTTGCGCTCGATCTTTGCGATTATTGATTTAAGATTCATTTTCTTCTCCCTCTAAATCTTCTAGATATTCGCGATCCTCTTTAATCATTTCTAATAGTTCACTGGCTATGGCTTGGCACAATTCCTCGTCGTCGTCGTAGTCCTCTGACTTAAACTCGATCCTATTGTGGTCTAGCGCCGCTTCGCCTCGCCGTCGTACTTTTACGTTGACTCTATATTGTTGGCTCATGTTGTTTTGCCCCCCTGAGCAAATTCTTTTGATAGGTGATTTATCCTACTCTGTGAAACTCCGACAATTTGCCAAGAGCTGTTTACAAATCTTTTTAATTTGGCGATTTCCCCTTTCTTTTCGCTTACCTCTTGCTTAGCCAATATTTCGGCTTGGTTAATGGTTCTCCCCTCGACCTTTGTGTAGTTGAGAAACTTTTGCATCTCTTCTACTTCTAGGTCTTTTTCAAGGACTGCTAGGTGTTCTTCGACCGCCCCTGTGTACTGAGTTAGTCGCTGCATTTGTTCGCTTATAAAGCCAGCGTCATCTATGCCGCGCTTGCTCCGCATGACGTTCCTTGTTAGTAGCATTCCCTCGACTGCTTTTTCTAACTCCATCTTTTACCCCTCGTAGCTTAGAAAGCTAATCTTGTTACTATTTCGTCCATTTCGTTTAGTTGATCTAATTGGAATTGTTTGTACTTCTCCGGCAAGTCTCCCAGCTCTTCTCTAGTCACTTCGACCACAAAGAATGGGACGCTTTGAATGCGCGGATCGTAAAAGACAAAGTAAAGTTTTTCGAGGTCAGGGTTTACAATGAAATATTGTATTTTCTGTGCCTCGTACTCATCGGGGACTTTATTCTCTACGACTGCTTGTATGTGTCTGGCTGGACTTAAGCACTTAATTTCCACAGCCTCGGTATATTTGCCGTCGTTCTTAATTAGCCGATCCGGTGAGTTTATGATTGAGGGATGTTCGTCCGAGATACAAACACCCACAATCTCTGGTTTCTTGTTATATTTTTCTGCAAATAGTTGAGCAGCTTCATCTTCAAGTCTTAGCCCTCGATCCATGCGGTTTTCGCCGTCTGGCTCTTCTGCTAATCGTTCTGCAATGGTTTCGTAAAAGCCTATTTTTCTTGTTCCTCGCTTTGAATACAGGGCTGCAAGGTGTGTCCCGGATATTTTCCCTTTACGATAATCAAACCACTCGTCTGATCCTTGTTCGATGTTAAGCACTTGCATGGCTTACCTCCTTAGAGAGTTCAGCCTTTCTTTTATCTTTTGCAGCTATCACTTCTTCGTCTGCAATCAAGCCACCAAGAGAGACAAAAACGCTCTTCAAATCCTCAATGGTGCGAGCGCTAGTAAGTCGCTCTATTGCCTGTTGTACTGCTTCCGCGTGTTGCTGTTCTTTGTATGCGTTAAACTCTTCCATCTCTTCGCTCGATGCGATCTCGCCATTGTTTAAATAGCCTATGTTCGCTAACGCGCGTCCGATGCTAATAGTTTGCAGTTTTTCGTAAGCTTTTGGCTTTTGCATTTCAGCTTCCGTATATCTTGCGTTACCTGATCCCTTTGCTGAGTAAGGATCGGCTTGATCTTTTATGATTACGGTTTTGAATGTTACTGAGCCGTCGGCTTCTATTGTTGAATTGCTGTCTATGCTTGCTCGCGGGTTATCCTCGCGAAACTGCATTAGTCTGGCTGGCACTAGCGCATATTCCGCGCCGCCGCCGATCTTTGTTGTCTTTACACTACGATTAGACATTTAGTCCTCCTCGGCGAGCAGTTCTTTAAGAATATTGATTCTAAAGTCGATCTCTTTCTTAATCTCTTCTAGGCTTTCGATTTTTGTCTCAATCAGTATTGATTTAGTTGTCATCTAGTTCTCCTTAAGCATCAGGACTCGGTACAAAGATATCGCTCCGGCGCAGATGTTAACTGTGCCAGCAAATATCAGAGCTGCTGCATATAGGTCGGTCGTGTTATTTGTCCGTCCTAGATAAAATGCGTACAGTCCTAGTCCCATTAATGTGAGCGAAAATGTCACCCCGGATAGTCTTTTTGTAAAAACTACCGCTTCGCTCTTGGCTTTCTTAGCTTGCTTTACCATTTAGTAATCCTCCTCAGTTTCTATGACTAGCGCACAATCGTAACACTCGCCGTAGCCCACGTTAAAGTGAGGGCAAAAATTAGTTTCGGTTCTGTAATAGAGCCGATCGTTATTAAATATGTACATTCGACCGAATACGAAACCTACTGTGTAGCTTTCCGATTCATCCCTTATTTTGATTTTCATTACATCCTCCTTTCTGGCTTTACAAGCCACTCAGACAGATGGTTAACGTTGTTCGGCTTTCCACCCATCTGCCTGAGCAGGCTGTAAATCAAGCGGCCGGTACTAGCGATCAGAGGCCGACGCGATTCTAGAATGTAGCGTCGTACTTAACCGCCAGAGCTGGCCGCTCGACGTCAGTAACAAGCAACTCCGCGTCTGCAAACTCCCCATTGGCCTATAAAACTGTTTCCGTTTCCGGAGTAAATCTTGTATGCCCAGGCTACGTTTACAGTTGGGTCTTTAAGCTCTTGTTCGCTAGGCCTACTCAGGGCGTTTCGCCCATAAATGTTGACCTGAAAGCATCCCACCGAGTAATCGCCTGTTGCGGGGTTGTTGTTTAACGCCCCGGGGTCTAGTCCTGATTCTGCCGTTGCTACTGCTAAGGCGACAGGTTGCGACCAATCATATTTGGCTATTTCGGATTGACATGTTGCTGGTACTGGCACAGTCTCCTGTGCTATTTCCGGCTGAGGTTGTGCAACGGGCGCGGGTGTATTAACTTGCGCTAATGGCTTAGCCGCGCTCGTCTGATGCACAACTGTTTTTGTTAAGGCCGGGGTTGGTTTCGCTATGCCCGTTATGATTAGGCTTAGCGCGATGATAGTGAGGAATTTCATCTAACCCTTTCTGGTACTCCACAGCACCATAAATCCCTTGCTGGCCGATCATCGCCTGCGTTCTATAAACTATTGAGGCGGTTCGGTCTGCTGGGCTTTTTATCTGGTCGAAGTCGTGATCTAGGTTTGTAAATCATGGCTTCGATCCAAACAAAAAACCCGCAGGATTTGCGGGTCTAATCTGTTATTTAACCGTTAGTGGTTTGACATTATTACATTTATGTCGATTAGTATTGACATAATGACATTTTTTTCATTATGTCGCCCGCGAGTTCTATGAATTTCAAGGATCGAGTTTAGCCTAAGCTAATTCTCCCCTAATACTACTCCCCATAAGCGTTTTTGTCAAGCGGTATTTTATGCTCGAAATAGTTTTTAACAGGGGTAACTTTAGGGGCGAACTGATTATGACTTTCTCTCATTCTATTGTCTGTAACGTGCATATATCGCATAGTAGTTTGGATATTTTCGTGGCCTAGCATTTCCTGTACTGTCCGGGGATCTGCCCCGTTTTCTAGTAAAGCTGTAGCAAAGCCGTGTCTAAACGTATGAGGATGTACTCGTTTTTGTATGTTAGCTTCTTTTACTGCTTTCCGGATCGCATTAGAGATCGCCGGAGGGCCAACTGGTCGCCCTAGTGTATTTCTAAACACTGGCCCGCTGGTTATATTCTCCATGTGCAAAAACTCTCGTAAACGGTCGGCTACCGCCATATCCATATAGTAAACGTGAGGCTTGTTGCCTTTAGCTATAACGGTAAATCTATTATCTTTTAAACTCTCGACTGTTAATTGTACTAATTCGCCAACTCTACATCCGGAGGTGTAAAGAATAAGGATCATTAAACGATCGCGCTCTCTTGGAGTAACTTCTAGCATTCTGTTAACTTCGTCAGCTGTGATGTACTCTACTCGGACTCTTGTTCGTTTAGGAACTTCAAATAAATCTAGTCTCGCGTCCGAATAGCCTCTCTTAGTACAAAACATCAGGAAACATCTAATTGCTACCATGAAGTTAAAGTTACTGTTTTGTGTATGCCCGGCCTTTATTCTTTCCGCAAAGTAGTTCTCTACTAACGGAGGTTGTATTTGTTTAAGATCGGTAATGTTACAGTCCGCAACAAACCTAGTCATCAAAGACTCGTAAGTTCTCAACGTATTAGGCGCGTAATTTCTAACTGTCGCCAAGTATGTAATGAACTCGCTCAATAAGAGGTCAATGCTCACCATTTCTCCGTCTTCCCTAGTGTCTTCCTTGTTAATAGGGAATCCCATAATATAATCCTTAGAATTAACTTTGTAAATAGTAATTTTATTAAGTTAATTTGTGTTACCTATTCCTGTTGTTTAAGCACAGTTCTAGGCTTTGGTGGTGTGATAATAAGACACGTTTTCGCAAAATCTAAATTGTTAAGATTCGAGACATAGCGAACAAAGCATCCTCTTACCGTTAGATGCCCACTTCTGGCTAGACAACTCGATCGTAGCTGTCTATCTTCTGTTGTATGTTCACCGTCTATTCCCGTCGTCGTTGCACGAGTCTGAGTATTTGGCGCAAGACCTTTGCCCGTCTTGCTTTAAGGTGTAGGCGTATTGCCCATAAATACTTATGAGCAAAACGAAGCCAGCAACTATCAGGGCAAGTATACGACTATATGCACTCGCGGTGGCATCTAACTTGCATGGAGATCCCGATGTCTCGAGTTGTTACTGGCTTAGTTTTTAAATGAGAGTGTTTGCAAAGAAAAAGCCCCGTTTCCGGAGCTTTCGCCATGATGTATCACAGCTACTAGCTCTCGCTCGAAGCCATGATTTACAAACCTATGCTCAAATTATACCAATAATAAGACAAGCTTGCAACTATCGTTTAATAATCTCTGTTGCTTTGTGAAACAAATCTATTTGTTCAGGCAGAATATTACAAAGATGAGCAGCTGTGTAGCCTATTGCTAATGGTACTGCCACAGGATGTTTACTTATTGCACGATCCACTCCCTCGCTCAGTGTTTGATTAGGCGGGCATACAAGCTCATATAAAGTAATTGCCCCAATTAGCCCCGCCCATGCCCTCTCAGCGGTCAATTCTGGCCTTACATAGTATTTCCAAGCCCCTTGTACAGCTCCTATAGCGCCTAGTCCCCATGCCTCGGCTGTTTCCCTATCCATCTTCTAAATCCGCTATTATCATTAAATTAACTATTGCCGCCGCTAGATGATCCTCGTCATCCCTGCCGTAAAAATGCTGGAATAAGTGTCGCATAGCGCTTTCTTGGTACGTTTTAGTTGATTCGGCATAGCGCCAGTTCATATAGTCGTATTTCTCTGCACCCTCTTGGAAGCGTTTAGCAATTCGCTCAGATACGTTGTACATAACAGCAAAGTAGGTAAAATCTGGCTTCTTGCTTTTATCTTCGCGGAGTAGTTTAGACATAGTTCTGTTTCTGCATAATCTTTTTGCGTGGTACTTTTTCGGTTAGCTGTAACCAGTATTCGCTTGTTATTCCATATTTAGGAGTTACAAAGCACATATATTGCTGTGGTGTTCCTATAGCTGCAAGGTTTTCTTGTGCGTAAGTATTAGAGCTTTCAGTCGATCCATTACATATAGCAAGCCTACGGCCTAATGTTAGGCGTGTTGGCGTGTGATGGTGTCCAAAGATCAAATAGTCGTATGGTTTATCTATAGCGTCGATCCAGCCTAAAGCTTTACGTTGTGCGCTAGGCCAGAAGCCTGTAACACCGCCCCGGATTTGATCGCCGTGCATAAGCAAGAAACCAAAGTCATATATATAGTCAACATAGTGCCAGTGTCGCTCGCCGTCGTTGCCGTCTGGTATTTCAAAGTTAACTCTAGGCTCATTTACAAAGCGGTCTGCAACAATCCTATACAGCATGCGATCCATGTTTGTCTCAGGATGTGCTGGGCCAAAACGCATTTTTACATTGCCATGATTGCCAATAACTGCGACTACGTTAACCTTTTTATAAAACTTAAGTAACTCTAAGATCAGGTTTGATAGTATGCGAGGGCCATCAATTGCTACTTGCCTATATAAACCGCCGTCAATTAAATAGTGTTGAGTTGGAAATATAGACTCTCCTTCCACCATATCGCCAAGTAAATAAAGTTTGACTTCTTCGACCGGGCTAATCTTGCTGTGCAGTCTGCCCATTTCGTTAGCCTTTTCAGCCATTACTTGTACGCGCTCTTCACATATCTTTGAGTCGTAAGTTGGTGTTACTTTGCCTAATTGCCAGTCACCAGCACATAAAACAGCTACTTGCTTTTGGCCTTTTGGCGACTCTGGACTAATCCATTGTTTAGGTGGCTCAATATCAAATTCTAGCCATAGCTCTTTAATAGCAGCTTCTAATGCCGCAATGTAGTCTAGGTTTTTGCCCCTAGCTGCATCTCTTTGTCTTAACGCCTCTTTTAGCTGGCGCTCTAATTGCATAATTTTGTCTTGGACTTCTAACTCTCCTGATTCCACCGATGCCATTTCGCCCTCTCGTATCTTGCGCCTGTAGAGCTTGCGCTTACTCTTTAAGCTTTCCCATTCGTGATCGGGAAAGTATTGCTTATAATTGTCTTTACTAACCATAAATAGGTTCTTAAGGTTTTCGCCTGTCCAAAATCTCTCTCTAGGCATATTTACCACTCCCCACTCTTCATGTCCTCAGTTGTTGTAATGTCTGGTTCGCCAAACTCAACTTGAACCACATTTGATATAATAGATTTGCCCGCATACTGGTGTTGAAGTTCAGACAAGCCATCAAGCCCTTCGGGGCTTTTTGGTTTATAATAGCCAAACTCCTCGTCCCAAATACCGAGGCTAAGTCCATTAAGAAAATCATCCGGCTCAACTTCCGCTTTCATCATTGAATGTTAAAATTGGCATGATACCGGGGTTGTCCTCGGCTAATTGAACAAAAGCCTCAAAAAACTCCATGTATTCCTCAAAGTTGTGTATAGGATGCTCTGTTGAAACGGTCATAAAATTTATGTCGCCGTTCTCGTCTGGTTTAAAGCCAAAGTTTTCACTCATGTCAATATTCTCAACAGCCATTTATTCAGCCACCGGCACATTTTCAAAAGCCTCTTGCATGAGTAGTTGACCAAAATAGTTCTCTAATAGTCTGTTCATGCGGTCATTAGAGGCTTCGTAATGCAGGCTTAATTGAGCGTCACGGCCTCCGGTACGCTCTACCCTTGTTTTAAGTCCGAGCCAGAGGTCTCGCTCTCGCTCCAAATTTGCTAGTGTTTGTTCTCGCTCTTCTTCTGGCGAGCGTTCCATGTCACGCCTCGGTGAAGGCTTTTTCGACAGTTTTGACTATAGCTGTAAGTCCAGCAGTCAAAGCAGCTACTAAAGCTGGCTTAGTTACGTCACCGCTTTGTTGTAAAGCTACTGCAAAGGCAGCTAGTCCGGCGATCACTGAGTTCTTAACGATTGATATTACTTGTGTCTTAGTGATTGGTGATAGTTTCATAGTTGTCTCCTTAATTAGTTAGCATTTCTTTTTACGGCCTAATCCCATTGCTACCCTTTCTTAAATTTCCCGATAAATTCGGTTATTAAATCTCTTAGCATGGTCAAAAATGCGATGATGGCGTTCCTGTCGGGTTCAACAACTGGTGGCACAACAGGAGGGGTTACAACTGGTGGTGGGGTTGGCACTACAACAGGAGGGATAGTTGGTGGAGGTACTATTACTTTGTCGTCACAGTCTTTAACGTTAATGCCATTCATTATTCCCTTAGAGAATGAATACTCAGTTAAGTAGTAAGTTCCGCCTAATGGGTGTTTAGCTGTAGCAGATATTTCTACTTCTGTGCCTTTTGGTATTACTTTGACAGATTGAGCGCCAGCCCATGTAGTAAATGATAGATTCCATAGATTAGCGTCTTTGTTGGTAATTACTATCTTGTTAGTAACGTCATTTACTTGTAGTGCAGGAGTAGGTGGAGCTGGAGGTACTGGTGGTTTAGGTGGATTAAGTATTTCTGTAGCTTTGTTCCAGATTTCCTCTACAGGTAAATCGGCAGGGCAAAGAGTTGAGTAAACATCTCTATGTCGGTTGAATCCTATGTTTGGGTAAAGGCTTCTAAGCCAAGCTACTAATTGAGCCGAGTTGTTTATAACGGCTTCGTTCCGGTAACCGTTGCGCCAGTCACCCTCATGCTCGATAGTTATGCACTCGTTATTTGAGTTCCAGTTAGCGTTACACCAAGCCGTATTATTAAGGTCAACCATTTGTGTTATCTTAGTGTCTCCAACTACGAAGTGAGCTGAGACTTGCGAGTTAGACTGAAACCTTGATATTGCAGAATCGTCACTACCTACAACGTGGTGAAAAGTTATTTTACTTATAGGTCGTTCTCTTCCTACTGTGTAGTTTGAGCTGTTTGCTGGTATCCATTGTATTGAAGGTTTCATTTATCTCTCCTTAACCATCTTTAATATTTCCGTATTGGTAGTCGCTATTTGCTTGAGGCTTTTAGCGATGTTGTCCAATGGGATTTTTTTATAGGCGTTTATCTCGCCTTGTAGTTGACCGATTTGTTTAGCATTCTCTATGTGCTGTTGTTCGAGTAGGTCTAGGCGTTCTCTGTAGGTTTCAATTAGGATTGCTTGTTGTTCAGAAAGTGCCTTGTTTTGCTTTATAGTTTCTTTCAAGGACTGAGAGCGAATTACTAGAATTGCGCCAACGAAGAAGGTTAGAATTGCTAGTCCGTCTAAGATGTATTTAGCTTCATTCATTGCTTTGTCCTATAGGTAGGCTAATTCTGCAAATATTTCATTTACACCGTTACTGTCAACACCCGCGCTAGTTGTAGCTCCCATTGAATACATTAGAAACGTAGCTGCTGATGAAAGATTTTCGTTATTGCGGATATTTATGGTATTGGTATATGTCGCAGCAGCAGTTGATTGAATAACGGCTTGATATCGGCTTAAAAACACCGACTGTCCAGAGGTTAGTCCAGTAAGGGAGGCTGAAGATATATTCAAAAAGACAGGGGTTGTGGTTGTGCTGTACAATCCTGCTTGCCAGCCGACATCCCAAGCTCCTATAGGGACATTCAATGCCCATCCATTTGACAAGAATGAGCCGAAAGTAGCGTTACTTGTTACCGTACCAAGTACATTTAATAGGCTTGATAATCTCCACTTACTAGATTGTACTGGCATATTATATGGAGCTTTCCAGGCACTAAAGTCTACGCTTGAAACACCACCTGTAGTCGGGATAGTACAGCCTTCTGGTACTTGTACAGTGGCTACTGTAGTAGAGACTTTAGTAACTATTCCGTAATCTAAAGTAGAAGATATAGTACCGTCAGCTTGTCCACCAAAAGGTGAGTCTGCGTTAGTAGCTGTAGGTGAGCCAGCACCAGCACTTAGGGTGTTGGCTGAAGCACTTAAATCTGTAGTAGAGTTGTTAAAGTTTACAAAGAAGATACAGTTTGTTTCGCTTCCAGTCATGCCTTGAGACATATAAGAGCGAATATTAGCTTGGGTAACAGTAGATACATTACCATTAAATACAGCTACTTGGGCGATTTTGCCAGGGAAGAATTGAGCAGCAGCGACAGAGGATTGGCTTGCTCCGACATCAAGGTTGCCAGCTTGAATAAAAGCTGTTACAGCACCAGCACCAGAGTATGCAGCGCAAGGAACATCAACCCCATCAATCATAAACTTGTTAGTAGTTGTAGTATTGCCACTCATATCTAGTGACGCAGAAACGTGAACCCATTTATTAAGAGGAACGGATTGGTAGGTTTGGAAACCCCTATATGCGCCAGCAGTACCAAGTCCAAGTAGTGATATTTGGCCCGTAGTTTCTACCCTGAAATCGAAGCCGTTAGTTACATTTCTTCTGGATATGATTGAAGCAACTGAACCGCTTGGATACGAGCTTAATTTAATCCATGCAGATACAGTTATGTCATCTGTTATGGTGCTTAATGTTCCTGTTAGTGAACCACTAGCCCTAGTCCAATACTGCGTAGTTCCGTTAAGAGAAGTACATTGTGTTGGTGCAGCAGAAGTTCTAGTGGTTCTAATTCTCATTCCCGGAGTTAAATAAGGAGCAACGGTCGAAGCAAAAGTTACGTCATAACTTCTGTTACCGTTGTTAGTTACAGAAGAAACAGCAGGGAGTACGCCAGTTGACCAGCCTTGTACGTTTCCAAACTTAACAACTCCTGTGCCTTTTGCTTTGAGAGTTATATCTGCGTTAGTGTCGTCACCTGTAGCAGAAATAACCGGGCCACTACCCGTAGCAGCGTTGGTGATAGTTACTTCGTTAACTGCGCTAGTAGTAGCTGATGGTTTTAGCCACTCGTTGCCGTTAGCATCTTTAAGCGATTTGCTGTGGTAGCCGAGTTGATCGTGGCCGTCTAGTATTCCGTCTACCATTCTGTTTTCGCGGTAGTAGCTAACTAGAATGTAAACTCGTGTTGTTGCACCGGCTGAGTAGTTGCGGTTAGCATCACCGCCAACATAAACGACATTAGTTATTTGAGTAGCAGTATTAACTGTTCCTCTAAAAATGTTATAAGTTCCATCAACGCGTACATATTCGCCGTTTACTAGCTCAGTTTCGTCAATAGCAAAAGTAATGCCTGTGTCTGTAGGCCAGTTAGTCGTTGATCCAACGTTGATAGATGTGTTGCCGATTGTGTAGCCGGGTGATGATAGTGTTGTTGCTGTACTTCGTCCGACTTTTTGAAATACGTCACTTGCTGAGGCTGCCATAATATTCTCCTTATGCCTTTAATATCAATTGGTCTAGGGCAAATCCGCGCGTGTTTACAGCGCTCAAATAGTAGTCAGAACCGGCTGTATCTGCCGTTACTTCCCAATCTAGTTGCGCGAGCAAGCCCTTTGGTTTTACTTTTAATACCGCAACACTTCGACCGTATGTGTTGACTTCTCCGGGGTCTTCGTCGTACTGAAACTCGTCATATACCCACTCGTCATAGGCAGTTGGTGTGGTAGTTACAGTGAAAGTGTCAGAACCGGTTGATGTTCTAATGCCTGTGCTTGAAAGCCCGGTAGTGTTGGCTGTGATCGTTCCCTTTGGATATAAAAGCTTGTAGTATTGATTGCGAATTTTACCTAAGGTTAGCCCGTCCTCGTCCCATACAAGAGATTCAAAAGCCACCCTGGATCGCCACGCTACGCCGTCGTCTTGGTGTGTCTGAGCGCCCGCCCTGGTAAACTCTAGGATTATGTCGTCTACAAGAGCGCAAAAGTGAGTTGTCCCGGCGTTATCTTCATATAGCCATAGGTCTTTTGCAGCAATAGGCCACCTCAAAACCCATAGATTCTTTCTTGAAAAGTCCATGTACCAAATTTCGTTGTTTTCGTCAGATCCGACCGGGAGCGCAAAATAAGCCTTATCGCGGTGTTCTATTCCAACAGCCTTGTGTAAATTGGCGAGAGATATGTTAGGAAGATCATCTTCTAAGCCTTGAGATACGGTATTTGTGGTTAAGATGTTTACTACGTTTTGCGACGTGCCTGTTGACTTGAAATCTAGGCCAGTAGGATAGGTCAAAGAGTCTCGAGCTTTTATTACTGCTCGGGGTGCGTAAGTTCCAGCTTGACCGTTAGCCTCGTAAACATTCGGATAAGTTATAGACTGGTCGCCGATTGTTAGGGTTTCAAATGTTACATGGAATAACTTACCCTTGCCTGCCGCGCCTCTAGCGCTAACAGTTAAGACTGGATCACCTTTACCGTTCCTAAACCCATCAACGTAATTTAGCTCTGTGTCGCCATCTTCATCTATTGCCACCCAGCCACCGCCGTTATAGGCTGAAAAGTCACCAGTTCCGGGGGCTGAATAATATAGTTTGTTGCCTGCTGTTATACCAAATACCTGAGAGTTTTTCGCATCGACATACATCCATGTAAAGACTTCGCCTTGAGTAGAGTTGCCCTCTGGCGCTAATTTGAACGGATTAGTAGCTAATGTTCCGTAGTCAATAAATGTAGTTGTAGCGTTGCCGTCTACTGTGTAAAGCTCATACAGATCGGTGGAGTTTGAGCCGTAGTAGACGGTGTAAGACGTAGCGTTAGTTACTGTCGACCAAGTAACGGTGTTGTAGTCTGTATTTTCTATCCAGGCGTCGCGTATCTTGCCAGAAGTGACCGAGCCTACGGCAGATGCTATTGATTCACCGACTTCGTTGTTTGCAGAAATCCTATAATAGTGAGTAAAGCTTGTGCCTGCCATTCCAGTTTTTGAAACGCTTGGCGCTCCTGGCGTTGTGAGTGCGGTATATGAGTTTTGTGTCCAGGCATCAAGATCAATATAGGTTAGGTTATCCACCCCGTTATATACATAAGCCCTGCCCTTAGATTGAACAGACATAGCCCATGCTGTTGAGTCATAAGTGCCACCGATAATATCAAAATCACCGCCATCTACTTGTTTATAGACTTTCCCCGTACCGCTAACATTGAGCATCCAGAGCAAGCCTCGACTACCGCCATAGCGATACTTCCCTCGTCCAATTATTGAATACGGTGCTTGTGTTCCGTATCTAACTAAAGGCGGTCTTGGTCGTGGTACATTGTCCTGTATGATCTCCATGTTGGTCATGTCGGACAACGAATCTAGTGGTCGCCTAGAATCGTCAGTTGTGGAGACATAAGCTTTTGGAAACTTGTTTTGATGGATGTTAACAACTTTTCGAGCTTTACGGTTGTTTCGCTTGCTTGTGAGGGTGTAAGCCATAATTAAGCCCTCAAAAGATTAGTTTGAGCTGCGCGTCCGTATAACTGAACGGCGGCAGCATCATAAAGCAACGCCGCCTGCTCAGCGTCAACATTTGATCCAAGATAGATCATCGTATAGTTTTTCCAAATGGTTGCTATATACTTCTTTGTTCTAGTCTCTAAACTCACCCCCCTGTAACCACTCTTGTTGGTTGCCCGTTTTCGTTGGTTGTGATTTTGTGTGCTGTAATTTGACCACTTGCAGTTTTCAAGTGAGTAGTCACCGTTTACGTCTTTTCGGTCAAGAGTAAAGCCGTCTGGTTTTTTGCCCATGTCGGCCAAAAAGTTCTCAAAGCTGTTCAGCCAGCGATCGCAAACTTTAATCCCTCGGCCACCATAATCTTCGTATTGGTTAGAAGATTTTGTGTAGCATCGGCTCTTCATATTGCGCCAAGCGTAATATTCAGGCGTATACTTGTAGTCTTTTTTGGATCGAAAGTAAACATACCGATTTGTGTTCATGACTACACCTCAGTGCCTCGAATACGACGGACGTTGGTTGGTACTGTGCGTGGACTATTAAAAGTTATTCCCCTGTTGAGGCGAACCATTTTAGAGAATAGGTCATTTGCCTTAGCGTTTAGTGCTTCGGCTCGATCTTCGTAGGTTATATCGTTAAATGCTATTTCTGACGCAACAGCCAAAACCGCCCAATTTGGGTCAAGAAACGGCAAAACGTCTGTTTCTTCGCTTAGGTCGTCTGGCAAGTAATAGCCGGGCGTAAATAGTTGACCGCCAACGATAGAATCAGTTGACTCAATATCGGTTGTAATTGTCAGGCTTTGGGGATGTAAGCCCGAGATGTAAGCTTGAGTGACATCAGGTCGCTGGCGGTCTATTGGGATAATCGGTAAAGTAACTCTATTGTCGTCAGTGTCAATAATATATGCGCCACTACCAGCGCCGTTTGTAACTGAATCGTCGCCTGTAAGGTTTAGAAATGACCTGTGCAAATTATATGTTTGTACGGCGGTAGCAATAATTGTTTTGCGAGTAAAGGTAAGGCCAGAGGCGGTATTTGAAAAAGCAACAGTTACGGTTAACGACGTATCGCTTGTTATAGTAGCTATTGTTCGTTCAGTTTCGCCAGAAACGGTTATTTTGTCGCCAACGGCATAATCAGTGAAGTAGGTATTTGTACCAGTTAGGGTTGTAGTCCCGGCTGTGGCTACTGTTCCTGGTTCGGCGGGCGCTTCTGTGTGATAGGTGTTGCGCCAGTTTTTAGTTACGTCTTGATAAAGTTCATCTTTTTTGCGGTTGAGGGTATCTAGCCAATAAGCGGCTTCCTCGTCTCCGTGTGCAGGGGCATCATCGTCATTGCCTCGTAAGGCATAATTTACTCTAGTATAAAAGTTGGCCAGCGTCATCGCTAAGTATCCTGTACAGATACTGCGACGAGTTGACCTGTTTGCTTATATTATAACAAAAACTGGACATACAAACTACTTTTTCTTAGCCTTTACCGTTGCACGTTTAACCATGTTTCGGAGCTTGCTATTATCGTTCGGCATTGATCCGAAATCGTAGAGCTTATAGCTTTTAGACAGCTTAGACTTGCCCGTTCCCTTGCGCCCTCTTTTACCGCCAGACTTTTTGCTGCTGGATGCTATACCGTTCTTGAATTTCTTGGTCTTAATTATCCCGGCGTCAGCCAATGCTTGATCATAGGCAAATAACTGTTCGGCCATCTTATTCTTGTCTTTGCCCTTTTCTTCTTTTGCTAGGTAATCTGCAAGGTCTGATTTGCTAAGGGAGTAGAGATCCCTAATGCTCTTATCAAAGGTAGCTCCCACTTTTAGCTTGTTTAGCTCTTTCTCTTTCTTAATGCGCTGAGCGTCAGTATAAGAAGATTTTTTATTCTCATAGTCTAGCTTTGCGGCTTTGTATTCAGCATCAGCCGCAGACCCGTAAACATTTTTGTTTGCGCCCAAGTAGTCTGGCGTTGTGCCTGTAAGCACAGCCTTTTCCTGGTTCGAAAGCTTTAATCCTTTTTCTGGTATTAAATTGTTTTCTGCTCTGTACTTAGCCTTGCCAACTCCGCTTAATGTCTTGTTGGCTTCTTTTAATATAGAGGCTTTGTCGGTGTCGCTTAGGTCAGCGTAGCGAGGGTCTTTAATTATTTTCTGCCATGCGCTATAAACTTCTGGACCTACGGCTTTTTGCAGTTTAGCTACCTCTTTAGGACTTAACGCTGGTGCATCTTTGCCAAGCGCCGCCTTATTAAACTGAGTTGGCAAAACGCCGTTTTCCGTTTCCTGCAAGCGTCGCAATTCTTTTGTAATGTCATTTTCGCGGGATATAGACGGTTTAAGAGGGTTCAAGTACTGGTTAGCAAAATTGTCCTTTGCTGGCAGAGGGTTGCCAGTGACCTTGCTTACTTTTGGCGTTGTGTCATCTCTTAGGCCTGGGATTCCTGATTTAACCCCCTCTGCTATGCCCTCTGGCTTTCGCTGAATTGGATCTGTGGCTCGCGCAAAAGATCGCACAAAGTTAGGCACAATACTAGATGAGGTTTGCTCTACATATTTTTGTACGCTTCTTTCTGGATCTGTTACCGCCTCTAGCGCTCCAGATATACCTTTAAGGAATGACTGATTTGCGACAGACTGTCCAGCCGTTGCCACCCCTTGTCCAACAATGCTCTGTATGTCCTCGCCTCGTTTTTTAGCGTCTGCCGCTTGACCGCCAATTGCTAATAGTGTGCCAAATGGCTGTAAGTAGTTTAGCGAGTACCATCTATTGCCTACTTTGACAGAATAAGGCTGTTTGCCCTCTTCGTCCCATAATGCTCGTTCTTTATCGTCAGTAGGATAACCAAAGGTCAGCTTGTTATCTGACGCTAACGCAAATCCTGCTCCCATTATTGCCGGGCCAAATAAACCATTCCCTATCGCTTGCGACATAGCTCTTTGATCAAATTCACCACCGGACTTGATGTGCTTTATCTGCTTTACTACTTGATTAGCTATACCGACAGGGGTTCTTTCAACTATTCTTGTAGCTATGGCGGCTGGTACTTGAGTAAAAGGAATAAAGAAGTCGCCAACAGGACCAGCGGGTCTTTTTGCGCCAGCGGCTACTTTCCCTAAGAATGTAGGGTTTTTGAATGTTGCATAGTCCGCTTCTTGTTTAGCCCGTGTTAGGGCTTGTTCCGGAGGGTTTGCAATAAAGTCTTTAATAAACTGCTCTCTGGCTTTGCCTTTTAGCTTGCTGTTTATCGCCTCTGCTTTTGCAATAGAGCTAAGCGCTTCTTTTTCTGCCGCCCCCGAAAATGGCGTGTCTGCAATCCCCATTAAGCGGTAAACGCCATTTACATAAGCGTCGACTGCTTTTGTGTCATAGTTGGTTCTGCGTGTTACGTCGTATTTAGCGCTATCAACGTTTTTGCCAAACTCTTTTGAGCCTTTAATAAAACCAGCGCCAAACTCGCCCGGTTTAGCCATAGTCATTGTTCTTTTGCCAGTAACTAGTCCCATAGCCGCGTCTGCGGCAGTAGCCACTGGATTTACAAAGCCTTTTCTAACGGCCGCTTCCCCTGTGTTGCCTAGTATGTTGCCCCCCGTTGTTGTTGGAGCAGTAAGCAAGCCAGCTCTCCAGAGGTTTATAATTTTGTCACCAGTAGAAGATGGCACGTTTTTTGAAACAAGATCGGCTAGTTCTGTAAAGTTCTTTTGCTTAGAAAGCTCTGTAATTTGTCTTTGAACTTGGGTGTTAGGCTTAACACCAGATTTTTTAAGCGTAGAGATTGCCCAGCCTTTCATGCCTTGCGGGGTTCTTCGAGACATTATTGCCGCAACTTGTACTGTTTGGCCTGCTGCCGTAAAGTGTTCTGACAGTTTTTCGTAAATCTCAGTTGCCTTACGTATGCTGGCGTCGTCTGTCTTTCCGTCTAAGAGCTGTGCGGCAGTAGTAGCATCTATTGCTTCCTGCCTCGATATTGTTCCAGGCTTCTTGCCAAGACTTTCAAAAACACTGTTTTCAAATTTTTTGTCACCGTCTTGCTTCAATCTTGCCAGTGAATTTGTGTACCCTTGCTTTTCTGCTTGAGGGGAATACTCGGGCGCAGTTATAGAGCCTTTTATTTCTTGAGACACTACGTTGCTTTCCGGTATCGTTTTGCTTGCGTATCTAGTCGCTTTTGTCTTGCCTGCTGGCAGTTGCCCTATTGATTGCCTCGGGCCGTTAGGTGGCGGCGTCATTGTTAAAGTGCCAGTTTTAGCTGGTGGCATAGGTGGGACATCTTGTGTTTGTAGTTTTGGAGTATAAACCTGTTCGATAGGTCTTTCCTTTATTTTAGTGCGACCGGCCTGATAGTTAGGATTAGGTATAGTCTCGCCAGTAATAGGGTTCTTAATAAATTGTTCGCCAGAGTTATCTGCTAAACCGCCACCTCCTGTGCTGCCTTTAACTGGAATTGGCGTTAGTCTTTCTTTTACGCTTTGTAGTCTTTGATTCCTCTGTTGCAGTCTAGTGTTGAATGTTCTATGTGCGCCTAGTAGATCATCTACTTGGCTAGGATTCCTATAATCTATGCCAGCTTTTTGAGCTGCTTGTTTAGCTCCGTTGTATGTTGCGTCATCCATAAACGCACCAGTTCCAGCTGTTTCACGGAAGTTTTGTAGGTTTACTAGCTCTTGGTCTGTAAGGTTAGATGGTCGGACTAAGCCTCTGTTTTTAATAAGATTAGTCGTTGGTCGTGCGACTTCTTTAACGATAGCGCCTGCTGCTGGCATTCCGACGTTGAATGCAGTACCGACCGCTAAGTTAGCTCCGACTGATGCAGGGTTGATGTCTCTTCCCTTGCTTGCTTCTTCGCCAGTATATTTAGCGGTCATGCCAACGTTAGCAATGTTGTTGGCCGGATTCACTGTGCCTTTGATGGTAGATGCGCCAATACGTCCGGCTGGACCTTTTGAGGCTAGATTAGTGGTAATGCTAGTTAATAAGTTAGTTGCTGGCTTAGTTGCTGTGTTTACAAATGCGGCTGTTTTGGGGGCTACTTTTGTTGCTCCAAGCGTTGCGCCTTTAGCTACTGCGCCCCCGGCGGCAAATGTTAAAGCTTCTGTGGCAAGCTGTGATCCTTTGTATAGCTTATTGTCTACTCCCTCGGCTTTAGCGGTAGCGTCTACATCTTTAGCAAGCCTATCTAGTTTTTTGCTAAATCGGTTTGTGCCTTTTCCGGGAGATGCTAGATCGTATAAACCAGAAAAGCCTTGACCTAGACCTGTGAAAGATCGCAAGCCACCAAGACCTACACCTGTTCCTATGTGTCTAGCACGATCCCCAAAAGTTTGAGCTGGTGCTGGTGCGGTTCTTGGTGGTGTGACGGCTGGAGGTGCTGGTCTAGATGCGCGAACAGTCGCGGCAGTTTTCTTGTCGCCGGGTACGATCTGGGCGACCGCTTCCTCTAAGAAGTTTTTTAAGCTAAAGCCCATTTAATTCTCCTTAGAAATGCTGAAAACGGTATTGATCTTGTTGCGGATCGTAGTTTCGTTGCAGAGGCGAACCCCATCCACCCTGCAAAGATGGTGTTTGAGTTGGTTGTGGATATAGGGGCTGGAAAGCATCAGCGGAATCGCCAGCGGCTTCTAGTGGCCTAAGCGACTGGTCTTGCATATATGGCAATCTTTGCCTCATAGGTAAAGCTGGTCTAGGAGCTTGTCTTACAGGGTTCTGTTCTACTGGTCGTGATGTAAAGCCTCCAATACCTGATTGTGGCGTTTTGCCTGGCTTTGGGTTGTCAATGCTAGCAAGAGCATCTTTTAGAAAGTCTAATAGTCCCATGATTGCTCCTTATAAAGCTTCTTGGTTACGTTTTTTAAGGTACTGTGAATATGGCGAGTAGTTTTCTGTTCCCATCGCCTTATTTGCGTTTATAGCTGCTCGATCGACTGTGTACTGCGATAGTTCTGGTTGCTGTACTTCAACTGGTGCATAGCTTATAGTCGGGTTGAATCGAGAGAATAGGCTGTCGATTTCCGCATTTCTAGCGTTAATCTCTGTTTGGAATGGTTGCTGCGCAGTTCGGATGTCATTATAGCCACCGCCACTCACTCTAGCTCGTTCGCCAGCAATGTTAGCTAGACTGCTAGTGATGTTGTTCTTTCGATCAGCAATGCTAGTCCTAAGATCAAGTTCGCGCTGATCTCGGTCTGCTTTAAGGTCTTTTAGTAAGTTTTCAAACTTAACTTTAGCGTCGCCCTCTGCTGTGTCTAAGTCTCTAAAGTTACGACCGTAAGTTTCTAGTACTCCTGTGCGCTGTTGTGAGGCTTGCCTGCCGATAGCGTTAGGAGCTGCAAGCTGGTAGGCGCTTGAGCCTGAGCCAGATGCTAGTCCTAGTATTCGTCTAACGCTGTCTGCTAGTGTTCGGGCGTTTGTGTTTACTTTACCAATAGCGCTGTCTTTGCCGCGAGTTGTGTCCTCGCGCTTAACGCCATAATCTCGCATAGTTCGGTTTTGAGTGTCAGTAACTTCGTTACGAGATTTATTGTAACTGTTGTCTAGGTTCGTTATCCCTTGAGCAAATGTAGTGTCTGCTCTACTTAATAGGCTTCTAAGATTGCCCTCTTGAGCGTCTAAAAATGCGTTGTCTTGTTCTCTTGCTAGTGCTGTTGCTCTAGCTGCTGCGGCTGCTTCTGGATCGTAAGCGTAAGTTGTAGTTTGTGGCGCAGACTCGAAAGCGCCACTTGGTTGTTGGGGCTGACTAGCTGTTTTTGAGCCTCCGCTAGAAACTGTACGAGGCTGTGTGCTTAAGCCACTGCCACCAAATCCTGTGCCTGCGTTTCCTATATTCAAAGTTCCTAAACTGTCTTGTATTGCATCAACGGGCGCCCAAGTCGAGGGGTTATACCATGCCATGATTATCTCCTTATGTAAAAAACTAGAAACGAAGAGTATAATCTGTTATATGAGCAGAGACAAATTGCGCTCTATGCTAATTACTGGTGTATTATTCCTGTCAATCCCGGCTGCAATAGTGGTTGGCGCTTTTAGTAGTATTGGAAGCAATGTGCCGACGTGTGAGACTTCTACTATTCCTTACGAAACAGTCCGTGAAAACGATCCTGACACGGATGCTGGAGAAGAATACACCGAAACTGAGGGCGAAGATGGCTTACGCCAAACGTGCGTTAACGAAGATGGGGTTGAGGTATCTAACCAGGTTGTATTTGGCCCTGTAAACGAGGTCATCAAAGTCGGTACATATGTAGAGCCGACCACTGTTTACGAAGAATCCGATGAAAGTTATGAATACAACGAACAAGGGTGTCCAAAAAACCAGTATGTTAGGGGTTACGTTAACTCAAATGGCACTTACGTTGAGCCTTACATGCGCAACAGTCCAACTGACAACTGCTATTGACAAAAGTGTTCTACAACAAAATCTTCTGTTATGCCAAACCCTGTGATCGTATAGTTTGGGCTAAGCATAGCGTTTCGATGTGAGGGACTATTTAGCCACCAGTTTACGCCCGCTTTAGCGCTTGTCTGAAATGCAAGTAAGTTTTCGCCTCCTACACAATTAGGAATGTTTTGATCCTTGATGTATTCGTAGCCGTGTTTTCCTGATTGGCTAACGTGTGGCGTATCATCCCACCCCTCTCTAGCTAATTCATCTGCTTTAGCTTGTGCCGAGGCAGTTAATCTCTCGTCTATTGCAAGTGGTGGCACTCCGGCTTTTTCGCGCTCTTTATTAACGATTGCGTAATAGTCTAGTGCGGTAGTAGTGTTTGCTTGAGTGGTGGTTGTGTTTGCTGGGTACTCTTCTTGAATAGTGCTTATGTAAACCATTGCTGAGGCCACAATAACTATTATCGTTAGTAAAACTCCAACTAAGGTCTTTTTCATAGGTATATTATACCATATTAAGCAAATTATTCTACGTTTCTAAGTTGTTAAAGTACGGTTGGTTGCTAGCCACCTGTCTGCGATGAGTTGGAGATGGGGATGCCGCGCTGGGATTTCCTAGTCGTACTATCCGCGTCGGGCTTATACTTCTTGTCTATATTATATCACTAATCTAGTGGGATGATAATACTTCCTGTGTCAGTATCTAGTAATTCAGGAATAGTAGCTGTAACACTACCTATGCCGTCTACTACTCCGTCTACGATTTGGTCAACAGTAGCCGCACCCTCGTTTACATAAATGTTGGCGGCCATAAATAGTTTGCCTTTAAGGTCAGATGATATAGCGCCACTTCCAGCTAGAGTAGCTATTAAGCCAGACAGCATATTAAGTGAGCCAGTTATATCACCACTTCCTGCAAGTGAAGCCGCCATCTGAATAGTACCGACCATTGAGCCAGTTAATGCGCCAGAGCCAGCTAGAGCCGCTATCATGCTTGTAACTAGTGAAAGTCCTGCTGTGCTTACTGTGCCAACTCCTGCTAGAGCAGTTTCGAGAGCTTTACCTAGTGCAAGACTGGTAATAGTCATGTCGCTTGTGCCGTTTAGCTGAGTAGTAGAGGATAGTTCGCCTCCAACTGGTGCTAGGTGGTATGAATATGGTGGCTCTGTTCCTGTTGGTAAAGATGAAGTTCTAGGCAACGCACCATCGCCGGTGTACATCGAGAAAAGGTTGCCACTTGAGCGCCATTTATACGGATTAGGTATAGCGTGAGTGACACATCTTCCGGGGTTAGCCGACAATGGTGTGTAATTGCCTAATAACATCTCAGTTCCAAACAAAGTTTAGAGCGCCCGTAAAACCTGACGAAGCAGGAGTAGCCGCACCTGAACCCCATAAGAAGTACAAAGCTGCACCGTCATAGATTCGTGGTAGGCTAGGAAGCTCATTTAATAGGTTTCTCTCTCCAGCCTGTCCTAAAACGGCTAGAGGGATTTGGGTAATCTCTTTTATTAGTGCTACTGAATATTCGCCAGATACATAAGATACAGAGTTCTGGATGGTATCTATCTGTGCAATGCCAGCGTCACCTGACTGCAAAGGTACGGTGTAGTTGTATTTACCTGTACCAGTAGCACCAGTGTAGAGAATGTGCGAGTTTGAAGCTGCTGATTTTCCAATAGGTAGTACGGTTGGTGTTGCCCTTGAGGTAGTTTGAGCGCTGTTTGTATAACCAAGTGAAAGGTTAGGCGTGGCTGCACCCATAGCTGTGGCGTTAGAGTTAAAGAAGATAGCCTGAACTCCTGCACCGTTAGTGTAGCGAGGTAGTAACCAAGTAACTGTATGCGTACCTGTTCCAGTAGATGTAATGTTAATAGCTGTTCCTGCTACTGCGTTAGCGTATGAAGTAGCTAGACTAAATGTCGTGTCAGATAGCTTAATTACATAGTAATCAGTTGCGGTAGCTAGTCCTGCTGGTAGGGTTGTTGTAGTTGTTAGGCGTACTCTAGTTCCAGTCAATATGTTAGACGGGAAGTTAGCGGTTGAAGTCCAAGTACAAATGTCTGTGGTATCGTCAGCCGTAAATGTATCAGATTGTCCTAGAGTGTTGGTTGTAGCCTGAGCGGTTGCGGTAGTTACTGATGTAACTCTGTAAAAACCAATAACATCAACAACTGCTAGCGTACCTGGTGCGGTTGTAGCTGCTGATGTAGCCGCCCAACAACTTAGCAAATACTTATAGTAAGAGGGTTGTACTGCTCCGCCGTGTTGTAGTGAGCCGTTAGAGGCGGTGGTGTCTTTTACTGCCTGAAACGTTAAGTTAGTACCTGTATTAAACAGAGCGTCAGCCTGTGGGTTTCCTGCCCCTCTAAATAGCGTGTGCCATTCGTTAGCGACCGCTGCTGCTGTCGGGTTAAAGTTCTTAGCGAACTGTGCCTTAAATGTTTGACCATTAGATAGTGCTGAGACTATTTGGTCGTGCGATGCGAATCCTGCCATAGTTTATCCTTTAATTCCACATTACTTTTATATCGCCTCGTAAGGTAGTAGTGGCTAATGTACCTTGAGGTTGACAAATAAAATTCAAATAAGCGTCATCGTATATGATTGGTAGCTCTGCGTCATCGAGTAGACAGTCTTTTTCAACAGGTGCGTCTAGCCCTCTGATGCAGATTTGTGACAGTGGTTTGACCAATACGATAGCGAAGAATCCAACATCTGCTGTACCCATCGTTACGCTTTGAACTGAACGTACACCAGTATCACCGCTTTGTAATCCAATAAACGGTGTTTCGGTTGAGGTAGTTGTTGTTTCGCCACCTAATATTGCGCCAATAGCTGCTGATGTACCTTGAACAAATCTTGCTGTTCTGCCAGCTACGCCGTCTTGGTTGGTGTAGGAAACAGTCACAGTAGCGCCACCAGTCCTTGAGGCTAGTGATACTGCCATCATCTGCACCCCGTTACCATCTGTATATCTAGGTAAGGTAGTGGTATTGTCCATCTCTTGAGGGTTAAGTTCTGAATCGTCAATAGACGGGTAATACAGTAAGTAGTCACAAAGTATCAGTGTCATCGGAAGTGCGGTTGTTACTGGATTGACTATGCCTAAACGTCTAAGGTACTTAGTTTGAGGCGATACATTCGCCCCGTGCATAATACCCTCGTCAGTAGATTGTTTAATCTGTACTGCAACATAAGGAGCTGAATCAAACCATAGTTTAGCTTTAGGTTTACCGGGCGCAACAGCTAGGTCGTACCACACTTTAGCAGTTGTTGTCTGTGAAGAAGTCTTGCGCCAAAAGTAGTTCCTTGTCTGACCTTTAAGTTCTGCGTCTACTATGTCTTTTATGCCTGTAATGCTACCTGTGGCTTCGTTGCTTTGTGAGATAGTTCCACTTACCAAGAAATTGTCAAAGTCTATGTTAACCGCTGATGGTGTATAGCAGTAGATTCTAAAAATGACATCTTCGGTCACTCGGCTAAATGTGGAATCTAGGTCAATAGATACAGATGTAAAAGTAGGTCGCTGAGTAGGTATATCGGCGGTGCTAATATCTGAACCAAAGTCATCTACACTTGAGCGTACAACGTAGCCTCTTGGAGTGCTTGCGCCACCTCTCGCTATATCAAATGACAGGTTGGTTAAGGTCATCTCAGTAGCGTTGTATGGCAAGGAAACACTAAACTCTAAGTAAGAGTTCTGGCTTACTGCCGTAGCTGCGTCAACTGCTAGAGAATCGTTGTTAGTAAATACAAAGACTGGCTCGTCAGAATAGCCCAAACCTGTGTCTGTGCTTCTTGACTCACCACTAGAAATCGCGATGCTGCCAAAATCTACTTTGTATCTAAGAAGTTCTGCCATTAACTTAGCTTGCTTTTACCTGCAAGTCCCGCGCTCATATCTGCTATGATTGGTTTTTTCTTCTTCTTGTCTGCCATGACTAATCCTCAGTTACCGTCAAAGCTGTTGCTGCAAACTGTGGCTGAATACCACTTGAAACTGAACGTGAGGCGGTAAGTGCGCCTGAGTAAAGAATCTTGCTTGCGCCACTAGATGCGGTAGTTATAGAAACGTGTGTAATAGTTTCTGAACCAGAAGTACATTCAGGGAATTGGATTAGAGCTGCGTTAGTAGCGGTGTTAGTTGATACAGTCCATCCTGCACCACTTCTAGCTACTGCTTGTCGTGCGTATGAACCGTAGGCTGATTCACTAGTTGTTGCTGTTCCTGCTTCGCCGGGATCGCCAGTGTGTAGTGCTATATACAAAGATCCTGCTGTTGCTGAGTTTTGTAGACCCGAAGCATCACCAATGTCTGCTATGTCTACGTTGTTAAAGATTAGTTGTAGGAGGTCATTCTCAAATGTATTGCTCTTACTCATTTTTTACCTTTCACGGTTACTTCACCGCCTTTGATTGTTATTGTTGCTTGTCGGACTTCCTCAATAGATAGCCCATACTCACGAGCCAATTTCTCGTAGCCCAATATGAGCCAGCTATCGAGCTTGT